GTGTTCAAGCAGAAATTGGATTATGCCCGAGGTGTGCGCGACGGACGTATTGACGACAACCGATTCCTGCCCGTCATTTACGAATTTCCTGATTCAGTATTAAAAGAAAAGCAACACCTTAACCCGCAATACTTTTATGTCACCAATCCAAACTTGGGCGCGTCCGTTGATGAAGAGTTTTTAAAGCGCGAATTCAAAAAGGCCGAGGAACAGGGTGAAGAGTCCATGCGCGGCTTCCTTGCCAAACATCTCAATGTTGAAATGGGAATGAACCTGAAAACGCACAGGTGGGCCGGGGCGGACTTTTGGGAAGAGGCGTCGGGCGTTGTCACCCTTGATCTGATCCTTGAACGCTCCGAGGTGGTTGTGATTGGAATAGACGGCGGCGGGCTTGATGACCTTTTGGGGCTTGCCGTTATCGGCAGGGACGCGGAAACCGGGGGCTGGTATCTATTCACGCGGGCGTGGTGCAATCCTATTGCGTTGGAACGTAGGAAATCGGAGGCGGCCCGGTATAGGGACTTCCAGAAAGACGGCGACCTGATCATCGTTGACGAAATCGGCCAGGACGTCCGGCAGGTGGGGGATATTGTCATGCAGTGCGAGAACGCGGGGCTGCTTGACCGGATCGGCGTTGACCCCGTGGGCATCGGTGACATTGTGGATGAAGTCCAGGCGCGGGGTATTGATCATGACCGGGTTGTCGGCATACCGCAGGGATGGCGGCTTTCCGGGGCGATAAAGACCCTCGAACGCCGCGTCGCCGAAAAGACAGTCACGCACGGCGGGCAGGCGTTGATGAACTGGTGCGTTGGGAACGCCCGCGTGGAGCCGAGGGGGAACGCGATCATCATTACGAAGCAGGCCAGCGGCACGGGAAAGATCGACCCGCTTATGGCGGCGCTGAACGCCACGGCGCTGATGGCCATGAACCCGGAGGCGCGGCGCAGAAAATCAATCTACGAAACGCGGGGGGTGATTGTCGGATGATGACGCTGCCTGAAAAGGAATGGTACAGGCCGGACGAAGTGGCAAAGCACTATGATGTTTCTCTTTCCGCGATTTATCAGTGGATTCAAGAAGGGAAACTGAACGCTGAAAAAATTTGCGGGAAAACAATCAGGATCCCGCGCCGGTCAATAGAGGAAATGAAAAAGCCTGTTATGGAATAAACGCTGGCGCCCAAATGCCCGAATTGCGGGCATATTTTTTAATCGCATAATTTTTCCTTCCAGATTTTCCATATTTTCCGTGGTGTTCGTGAAGAAATAAAAATCATCCGTCATAATTGGGCCGCAAGATTGAAGCGGCTTAATTATGAGGGCGCGATGAGTTGAAAATATTTTCATTGCTCAAAAAAGTTTCACTCAGGGACGTTCTTCTTGTCTCGGGCCTGGCGTTAATCGGCGTCGGGCTTTACCTGTTTGTCCCGTGGGTATCATTCACCGTTTGCGGAGTAATTATCTTTGCAGGCGGGTTTTTTATGAAGGCTGATTAATGGGACTCTTTGACGCCATACGGCCAAAGGCCATGAACAGTGATGAGCTTTCAAAACTGATCATGTCCACATTCGGCGGCGGGGCAACGTCTTCCGGTCAATCGTTAAATTCAGAACCGGCCATGAGAGCAATAGCCGTCCATTCATGCGTCAAAATCAAAGCTGATTCCTTTGCGCAGTTGCCCTGCCATTTATTCCGGAAAGAAGGCCGCAAGAAAATAAAAGCAGAGGATCATGCAATCTATTCGCTATTGGCCGATCAGCCGAACGAATGGATGACGGCCCCAGAGTTCTGGGGAATGTGCGTAAACCACCTTTCGTTACGAGGCAATTTCTTTGCGCTGAAAAACCGTGGGCTTTCATTGACTGGGCCGGTTCGGGAACTGATACCTCTTGCTCCAGGAACTGTTCAGGATGTCAAGCAGAATGAAGATTATAGTCTCACTTATACCCTTAGATATCCAGACGGCACCACGACAGACGTTCCGCAATCACAGATTATGCACGTCCGGGGGATGGTAATTAACGGCTATATGGGAGTGAATCCAATCCAGTACATCCGGGAATCAATCGCTTTAGGTCTGGCCTCTGAAGAGTTCGGCGCGCGATATTTCGGGAGCGGGACACATCCGGGAATAATCGTAGAGCATCCTGGGAAACTTTCTTTAGAAGGAAAGCGGAACCTTGAAGATTCCCTCACTGAAGTGTACTCCGGACTTGGAGAGTCGCACCGCTTAATGCTCCTACAGGAGGGTATGAAGTATCAGAGGGTAGTCATCGACCCCAAAGACTCTCAGTTTATTGAACTTCGCAAATATCAGAAGGCAGAAATTGTTGACATTTTCTTCAGCATGCCGCTGACAATCCTGTCCTCGGAGGACAAGACTCCCACATTTGCCAGTGCGGAGCAGTTCGGAATCAACTATGTAGTCTATTCCTTGATGCCAATTATAGTATCGATTGAGAAGGCGATCCTTAGGGACCTGGTGCCGGATGACAAGAAAAGAACTCATTACGCTAAGTTCAACGCCCGTGGATTACAGAGAGGTTCTTTCGCCGAGCAGATGCAAAGCTTTGCGATAGGTATTGACAAAGAGATTTTCTCTCCAAACGAAGTCAGACTGATGTTAGACGAAAATCCATACCCTGGGGGGGACGAATATCGCACCAGAACGAGTTCAATGAAGGATGACGCAAAGCCTGAACCTGAAGAGGACAGCAAAGAATGAAACGTTGCACGAAATATAGGAGGCAACAATGAAACTAGCGTACAGGAGTGAAAAAAACGCGGAAGCAGTCGCCAGATACTGGGGCAAGTCGCTGGAAAAGCCGGATTGGTATAAGATCGAGGCGAAAGATGATGACAATAATGCAGAAATCATAATTTATGATGTCGTTGGATGGCCGTACATTGACGCCTTTGATTTAATCCGTAATCTCGGAACCATCAAGGCAAAAAATATCAGTGTCCGCATCAATTCCCCTGGCGGGGATGTTTTTGACGGCGTGGCAATTTTTAACGCCCTCAAAGAGCATCCGGCGCATGTCACTACGAAAATTGAAGGACTGGCCGCATCTATAGCCTCTATTATTGCCCTTGCCGGCGACGAAGTGCAGGCGCATAAGAATGCCATGTACATGGTACATGACCCCTGGGTGCTGGCCGCTGGCAACCAATATGACCTGCGCGAAATCGCGGATATCCTGGAAAAGATCAGCGGCAACATGGTTGATATTTACTCCCAGAACTCGAACATTGGCAAAAAGGAAATCCGAGAAATGCTGAAGGCGGAAACATGGTTCACGGCGAAAGAGGCGAAGGAACGGGGATTCATCGACACGATCATCGACGGCAAGGCGGTCAAGGCGCAGTTTGACCTGTCGATGTATGCGAACGCCCCGGACGGTTTTGATGCCGTCGCCGGGCGGGAGCCGACGGAAAGGGATGCAGAGAAGGCCCTGCGGGATGCCGGGTTTTCCAGAAATAAGGCGAAGGCGATTCTTGCGCGAGGCTTGAAGCCTGACGCCCGTGAGGAAGAAATTTTGGCAGCACAAAATCTTTTAAAAATAATTGGAGGGTAATCAACATGGAACTCAAAGAAACCATTGAGAGCATCGGCAGAGCGTTTGAACAGTTCAAGGCTGAAAACGATGCGCGGCTGAAAGAAATCGAAAAGAAGGGTCACACCGATCCGCTGCTTGCGGAGAAAGTGGAAAAGATCAACGCCGACTTGACGGCGCTTGGCGACTTGAAACGGCAGCTCGAAGCTATCGAAGCGGCGGTAGCTCGCGGCCAGTTCCCCGGCGGCGGAACCGCAAAAGACAAAGAAGTTCTTTCGCGGGCGAAGGCGTTCACTCACCTTATGCGCGGCAACATTGATTCCGTTAAGGATGTGGACATTCAGGCGTCCGCCTCTACCCTGTCCGACCCGGACGGCGGATTCACGGTTCCCGAGGAAGTCGATACTGCGATTGATCGCGTTCAGGGTACCATGTCGGCAATGCGTCGGCTGGCGACTGTTCGCGCAATCTCCACCGACACCTACAAAAAGCTCGTCAATCAGGGCGGCGCAACGTCCGGATGGGTGGCCGAAAAAGGCACTCGCGCCGAAACCGACACCCCGACGCTGAAAGAAATCGCCATCAACACGAAAGAGCTTTACGCCATGCCCGCGGCAACCCAGATTCTTCTTGATGACAGCCGCGTTGATATCGGCGCGTGGCTGGCCGAGGAAGTCGGCATTGAGTTCAACGAGGAAGAGGGCGACGCCTTTATTTCCGGCAATGGCGTCGAGAAACCCAAGGGCATTGCCGCTTATTCGATGATCCCCAACGCGAATTACGCATGGGGCAAGGTCGGCTATATTGCGGGCGGTCACGCAACTCTGCTTAATAACGCGGATAAGCTGATCGACTTACAGCACGCGCTGAAAACCTCATACCGCAACGGCGCCGCCTGGCTGATGAA